TCAAAAAGCTCCTGACGCAACGCGCTGGGTTGTATGCCTACGACAGGACGCTCCGCGAATTGAATGAGGTGTGCCCAGAAACGCGTCAAGAAATAGCCGAGGTCGAGGAAAGGCTGCGGCAGCTTGGTTGGCTGTCGGATAAAGAGCGGCAAGAACAGGCAGCCGCACACTTCAAAGCGCAGGAAGTTATCCGCAAGGCATTCCACGATCGAGAGGTGAAGCGTGGTTAAGCCGAAGAAAAGCTCCATCATCAACCCTCTGATGATGATCGCTGCCAAGAACAAGCCGGACCAGGAATCGGTCGACAAGATCCATTGGGTAGTGCTGACTGCCTTGGATGCAGCAAAGCGCGGGAAGTGCCCAAATAGCCTAGCTAACACGCTCAGTGAGCACCTCATGGTTGGCGTGCTGATGTGGTCACGGATGGGTAATCGACCGCTTTATGACCGCGCTGTAGCAGCATGGCTGGCGATGGGTAAGGCTTGCCAGCGACCGACAGAGTTACTCGACCTGACCACAACCGAATACCAGGCCATTCGGCACGCATTGCAGTACTATCTGCGAGCGATTCCGCAAATGGAGATTGGTAAGATTGCTTCGCTGTTTCTGGAAGCGCAACGAAAGCTTGCTGCCTAGCCCCGTAAGACATAGAATGAAGTCTCTCCTGTGGTTAGGAAAACAGCGCGTAACTTCGGGATAAGTGCGGAGCCGGTGAAAGCCTGGCGAACGTGGTGAAGTCGATGATTCCGCCAATTGCAACAGCATAGCCATCGTGCAGCAAGCTTCATGCGATTCGGGTGTGTTGCCACCACAAGCTGCGATGCAAACGGCAATAAGGCTGGGCGCCGCCTGGTCATAGACCTCAACCTGAATCGCAGCACTGAAAGCCATGGTACTGCAAGCCATCAAGCCGGAGGCAGAGACCGGTAACGCCCGCCCAGGAGCCCGCATGCCCTACACCCAGAAGCAAAACAAGCTCTTCCGCGCGGCGGCCCATGACCCGAAAATCGCCAAGAGCGCCGGCATCCCGCAGGGAACGGCCAAGAAGCTCGCAGCCGAAGGCGTCAAGCCCCAGCCAAAGCAGCGCAAGACCGGCAAATAACCTACCGCACGCCCAGCATTTTTGATACAGTAGACCACACAGTAGGCGCATGCCCCGGTTTGGCTCTGGGGCCGAAACGCTCTATCTCCTCGACATTCCATAACGCTGCCTCATGCGAATGCGCCTGCTGCCTTCCCCCGCCGCCATAGCTCAATCGGCAGAGCAGCCCCTTTGTACGGTGCAGGTAGAGGGTTCGAATCCTTCTGGCGGCTCTACACCTCACCATCCAAAGTTGTTGATATTCCGCAATTCTGGTGTAGAATCCACCACAGATTGAGGTATCGACGGTAATCCCGAGGCTGCGGCAGAGGATGAGAACGGCGAGCCAAGCAGCAGATTCACCCAAGTAAAACGCCGTGAGGCGCCAGGGCAGTTACAGACGTGTCACCACGCGCGCCCTGGGTAGGCGCGCTTTTTTATGCCCGCCTACTCTGTGGATCAGCAGATAAATCTTGCATTGCGGGAAATATCTCAGAGACCATATCGTATGCAAGCGGTGGCACATAGGCAGAAGTACAAGGATCGAATATGACAGCAGCTTACGACGCTGAGAAGGCGGCCAAGTTCTGTGCCGAAATGGCATCTAGCACTAAGAGCATTGCCAGCATTTGCCGCTTGGCAGGTATGCCGAGCAAAGCAACTGTGTTCCGCTGGAAGGCTGAGCGCGCTGACTTTTCGGCCATGTACGAGGCGGCCAAGAGCGCCCAGATCGATAGCCAGTTTGACGAGATCGTAGAGATTGCGGACGGCGCCGGCAGTGATAAGGCGGCGATCCAGAAAGCCCGGCTGCGCATTTGGGCCCGCATCGAAGCGGCGCAGCGCCTGAAGCCGAAGCTTTACGGCCTGAAGATGGGCATCGGTGGTGCTGAAGACCTGCCACCGGTCCAGACCAATGCCACAGTTACCCTGACTGCCGAAGAGGCATACCGGAGGCTGATCGATGGGGGCACCTGAGCGCTTCGACTTTCGGCACCCGGACTATGCAACGGTGTACGAAGAGAGAGCCGAGCGCCTGCGCCGGTTGCGTTCTGATCCATCCCTGCTGCCCGGCTTACGCGAGCACTACAAGGCCAACCCGGTAGACTTCATCAACGACTGGGGCATGACATTCGACCCGCGCAATGCGGAGATTGGCCAGCCCACGGTGGTCCCCTTCATCATGTTCCCGCGCCAGGAAGAGTTCGTGTCCTGGGTGGTTGAGCGCTGGCGTGGCCGCGAGGATGGTCTGGCCGAGAAATCGCGCGACATGGGCATTTCGTGGCTGTGTGTAGCCATCGCGGTATGGATGTGGACATTCCACAATGGCGTGGTGATCGGTTTCGGCAGCCGCAAAGAGGAATACGTCGACAAGCTGGGTGACCCCAAATCCCTCTTCTGGAAGGCGCGCCAGTTCATCAACCTGTTGCCGGCCGAGTTCCGCCCGAAGGGCTATTCCGAGTCGAAGCACGCGCCGCACATGCGCATCCTGAACCCGGAGAACGGCTCTGCGATCGTGGGCGAGGCCGGCGACAACATCGGCCGCGGTAACCGTACCTCGATCTACTTCAAGGACGAGAGCGCATTCTACGACCACGCAGAAGCGATCGACGCCGCGCTGTCCCAAACATCGAATTGCAAGCTTGACCTGTCGACCGTCAACGGAAACGGAAATCCGTTCTACCGCAAGCGCCATGGCGGCAAGATTCCGGTGTTCACCTTCCATTGGAAGCAAGACCCGCGCAAGGATGACGCCTGGTATCAGAAGCAGAAGAACACCCTGGATCCGGTGATCGTGGCGCAAGAGATCGACATCGACTACAACGCCTCGATGTCCAATTCCTGGATTCATGGGCAGTTGATAACCAACGCGCAGCAGATTGGCCCGGCAGACGTGAAATCCTTCGGCGGCTGGCGCATCGGCGTGGATGCGGCGCACTTCGGTGACGATGAAAGCGTGATTCACAAGCGGCGCGGCCGTCTGAACCTGCGACAGAAGACCGAACGCAAGCTGGACGGCATCCAACTCGCGGCGCTGGTGCAGGATGAATGCGACACGCTGGTATCGGCCGGCGGCTGGATCGAAGCGATCATCATCGAGTTGGACGGTCCAGGCGTCTCCTGCTACGACCAGTTGCGCGTTGGCCGTTACGCGTCGAAGGTGATCGGTGTGCATACCGGCGCGCGACGCTCCGATGGCAAGAACTACAATCTCCGAGCCTTCATCTGGCGCGCGGCCCGCGACTACCTGGCCGAGCCGCCGGTATCCGTCCATCCGTGCCCAGAGTTGCGCGCGCAATTGGCATCGGTCAAGTACAAGTACAAGGACGGCGCCCTGCTCATGCAGTCGAAGAAGGAATACAAATCCGAGTTTGGCAAATCCCCTGACCGTGCCGACGCTTTCGTGTTGACCTTTGCCGAAGGCGGCGAACACTGGGCCGATGAAGATGAAGACGACGACTACACCGGGCGCTCCGACGTCGGTGGCTACTGAAAAGGCGAATATGAACGACATGGCATACACGGGCGACGGCGAGCCGAAGCGGAGCAAGAGCGTAGCAACCAAGCTTCTGGGCTTCCTCGACCAGATCAATCTGGTTCCCGAGCTTGATCCGGATCAGGTCAGAAAAATTGGCATGGAAGTCGTGCGCGGCTACGACCAGGACAAGGGCTCGCGCGCCGAGTGGGAACGCCTGATGGACAAGGCGATGGAACTGGCTATGCAAATCCACAAGGAGAAGTCCTGGCCGTGGCCGAAGGCGGCAAACGTCAAGTATCCGCTGCTGACCACTGCCGCAATCCAGTTCAGCGCGCGTGCCTATCCGGCCATCGTGCAGGGCGAGCAGGTTGTTAAAGGCATGTTCCTCGGGCCCGACCAGGGCGGCCAGAAAGCCGACCGCGCGATCCGCATCGGCCAGCACATGTCTTTTCAATTGCTGCAACAGATTGACGGCTGGGACGAGGACACCGACCGTCTGCTGCTGCAGATGTCGATTGTTGGCTGCGCCTTCCGCAAGACCTACTTTGACCCAGCCGAAGGCCACCCATGCAGTGAGCTTGTGCCGGCCAAGTACGTTGTCTATGACCACTGCACGCCCTGGCGCGACCTGAAGCGCATTTCACAGTACATGCTGCTGACCCGCAATGACGTCATCGAGCGCATGCGCGGCGAACTGTTCTCCGAGGTGCAACTCACCCAGCCGATGGGCGAGGCCGACGATCCGGAAAGCCCGTTCGAATTCATCGAGCAGCACTGCTGGTACGACCTGGACGGTGACGGCTACAAGGAACCCTACGTGGTAACCGTCGTCAAGGAAACCTCTGAGGTAGCGCGCATTGTCGCTCGCTTCGATGAGGACGGCATCCTAATCAACGGCAAGGGCGAAGTGTCCAAGATCACGCCGGTGAGCTACTGGACCAAGTACCCCTTCATGCCGAACCCGGATGGCGGATCGTATGACGTTGGCCTGGGCATCCTGCTGAACTCCATGAACGAGTCCGTCAACACCGTCCTGAATCAGCTGCTGGACGCCGGCACGCTGGCCAACACCGGAGGCGGCTTCATCGGCAAGGGTCTGAACCTAAAGGGCGGGTCCGCACGCTTCACCCCTGGCGAGTTCAAGCCGGTCGACATGAGCGGCGGCAAGATCGC